ATCTTTTGAGCCTTCTGAATTGCTCTGTTTTTGAAACTTCTTTGAGTTTCTAGACATAACGCCTCTCTTTCTTTATTATGTAAGTGTACTGCCGCCCACTGCTGTGGATGAAGCCCACGGTGTTGGGTTTACTGGTAGGCCGCCGTCGTTGAGATCTGCCCAATCGTAGGTTATACCTATCGTAATGTTTAAAATTGAGTCATTCTCATAACTTAGATCACCAAAAGTTACAGAAGTAATCAAGGGGTTGTTAAGATGCCAACGTTCTTTAACATCTTGTGCGCCTCCGGGACCTATCTGATCTATTTGAATTCTGTTTCCAAGCTGGCTTACCATACCCTCCTTGCTAAGTGTTCTCTTTCCAGAATCACCATCTGATGCGACGTTTGGCGGCGTGACATATCCTGCGTTCTTTATAATGTTGTATAAGCTCTGTGCAGAATCTGGCTGTATCGGATCAACAATAGTAATATTTATTGGCTGCCAAGTAACTTTTCCTGGAAAATTAAATTGGTGCTGCAAAAAATTATGCGGTGTTGTGGTAATCTGAAAGTTTGGTTTTGTTACAGATTTCGCTACAAACTGCGGCATCCCGTTAAAGTAAAGTAAAAACTTAAATGAACGCTTTGGCTCGACGCTCGCTATATTCCAAAAGTTATTTGCCATGTTATAAAATCTCCTAAATTAAATAGTGTTAAAGAAACTTTTTCCTAATCGTCGAAAGAAGCTCCTGTGTTTGTTATTACAAAATCTACTGCAATAAACTCAATTGATCTTGCCGGCTTTAATAAAACTTTGGCATACATGATATTTCTATCAATAAGATCGGGTGTTGTTGTTGTCTCATCCAAGATAACCTTGAAATCTGACAATCCAAATCGTGTCTTTACACGGTTAAGGAAAGGTACTACCTGGTTTGTAAATCTTGACCACGTAGCCTGTACGTTTTGTTCGAAAAGAAGACCGTTAGAAATTCTAGAAACTTCCTTCTTTACAAAGATTAACAGTCTTCTGACGTTTATTCTATCAAGCGCAGAAGGTGTGCTTTGAAGTGTCTTTTGTCCGAATATGACCAAGCCTTCTGATACGAATTGTGCAACTGGATTAATGTTTGCTGCATATAGTGTATCTCTGTCCTTTGCCAATAGTTGTTCAGAAGCCTGAAGCACTGGTAAGCCAGCGTTGCCGGTATTCAGCCCACCCCTGTTAAAGCCTGCAGGAGCAAACCAGACATCGTCGCGCTCTTCTGTGTATGCCATGACGCCGAGTGCAACCACTGAAGGGGGTGCCCAGACGTCCCTGTTGAAGACTTCATCTTTAATTTTAACCCATGGGTAATAAGTTGCCCCATAAGAAGAGTTGAGCTGTCGCGACACTAAATTCTTCGCTGAGAGTTCTGGTGTCGTACCATCTACTCTTTGTTTGAAAGTTGAACACTTTGCCTGAAATGGAGGTACATAAACATCTGGTAAATCGATGATTGCCAGAGAGTCTGCCCTTGATTCACATGTTCTGACAAGCTTTGTTGTCAATGTGGTGTTTGTGACACCAGGCATTGCAGCGAGGTTATGTTCTATCAGTTCTGGGTCCCTTATCATCTCAATCGCTCTGTCTATGGATGCGAAAGCATAAGATGTTGCAGTTGTCGCGTCGGCGTCTACAACTCCCATATTAAATGGATCTGCTTCTATAATGTTAACACCATCGGAGCCGCCGGCGAGTGGCATATTAAAGCCGCCAACAATATCAAGTAAAGTTCTAATATCACATGAGCCTGATTTATCGACGTGCTGAGTCCACGAGGCGGCTATACCGCCGGCGGCGGATGCAGTACGTGATCCTGTAGTGTACACTGCAGACTTCACTTCACCTGGGCCTGTTAGATTTGCGTGTGTGACTCCAGTCTTAGGTGTAATAATAACTTCATCCAATGTAAACTTATAAGGTGCTTCGCCGTTGGTGCCGTCGATTCCTGACGTCTGATCTGCTATTAAGGTTCCGTAATCGGACATTATTCTAACAAAGTCAACATAGCCCTTATTAATCTCTCTTGTTGGAGTTCCTGCTCCACCGGTGTAAGTTTGTTTGAATGGAGTAACACCAAACATATACCCTGCTGATTGACCTGGTTCTTTTGACCCAGTTGCAACAAGCGGTGCTGGTGGCCACTTAAGACTTATATCAGATGAATCAGCTACCGCTCCAGATAATGAAACTTCGGCCGTTGCCCAAGTCGAAAAGCCTGGCGAGACAAGAAACTCCGGGTTATTTCCGGCGTTTGTTTCTGTGATCGTAAAGTGATTCCCATCGGCTGCGGTCTCATGTGCTGCAGTAGTTACAGCACCTAAGGTTTTTTGTGTTATCGTTATCACAGAGTCGGAGCCGTCTGCAACAACCGCGGATACCGTTAAATCTGACGCTAATGTTGACCCTTCAATTGCTGCCTTTACTGCAGCTGCAAATGCCGCGTTATCACCTGCACTAATTCCGTTGGTTCCAACCTTTGGTGCCGCTTCATTGTCCTGACCTGCAGCATTTGATGATGCCGCGGCTGCGGAAGTCAGATCTGATTTGAGTTCGAACACTAACCCAGTTGTATTGGCCACTGTTTTAATTCTAAATGTGCGGCCATTTGCTCCAGTAGCGTTAAATGCATCTAGGGCCTTGAAGCTACCCACGGAAGCTACGCCACCTGTGCCCGCCACTGCCTTTGCTTCAGTTTTAGGGACGATTGGGCCATAAAAACCAAACGGCACTGTTTCAACATTTATAGGGCCACCCTGGACCTCTATTTCAGAGTTCATTTCAACTCTGATAAATTCTGAAATATTCAAATTGCTTCCGTACATCTTGTTTCTCTTCTGTACAGAGTCCCATTCCATATAAACATCCCCAATTCGTCTTGCGATGAAGTTGGCTGACTCTGGATTTAGATTTAATCCATCAAATCTTTCTATTTCCACAACATTTGACGGAGTTATTCTTTTCACTACTACAGAGAACGTGCCAAAGCGCTCAAATGCACCCGGGCGTGCTGGTCGGATATCCTCAATCCCAATCAACAAGTCCCTACTTGCTTCAAAACCTTCCTGGATTGAAATAATTCTAAAAAGCTTCTGCTGATTAGCTTCCGAAAAGGCAGAGGGGTTCCCAGAGGTATCGTTTCCAAAAACCCAGCCACTTCTAGCCTCGGTTAGGCCGTGCTCCAAGCTCTTAAAATCGTCCATCAGATCTGTTAACTGCATCGCTACCGCGACCAACCCATTCTGGCCGGCTGATGATGAAACTTTTCTGTAGTTTTCTTCAAAAGTCTCACCCAGCCAATAATGTTCTGCTAGGGTGCCGGATGCGACAGAAGAGATTGTTGTATTCGTCATTACTGGGTTTGTGTTAAAATCTTTTCTTATATCTTCGAATGCAAATGAAATCTCTCTTGTTCCGGATGAAGCTGAAAGCTGAACCGTGAAACGACCGTCGGTTCCAAGCTGAGTTCCTGTATTGTTTACTGTTAATATATCACTTCCTCCGGCTGTGCCTGCTCCACCAGAAGCGTGTATACCCTTTGTTTTTATTCCAAAATCGGAGGCCGTCGAGTCTGTTGCTCCGTAAAATATTGCAGCTAATTCTAGATCAGCGGCGGATGCGCTGAAATCTTTGGGCATTACAAATAAGCCCCAAGCGTTTGATGCTTCCCAGCCTGGCTCGCCTGCTCCGTCGGCAGCGGCATCGTCGCCGGCGACACCAGCAAGTCTTATTACTGTAACTGGTGAATCAATATCTGCGGACAAATAAGCCCTTGCAGCATACGGCAAGTAAGATTCAGCTAAAAGGCCGGTACCATCTCTCCAAGGGTCTTCTCCCTGGTTTCCGGGCATTGGCTTGCCAAATACCCTTTCAAACTCTTCTAATGAACGAACTTTATAAGGCTTCATTGATGGGCCTTTTCGGGTTCTACCGATAATCACTGGTCCGACACCTTCGGGTGTCCTTGGGAGTTGTGAATTGTCTATTTCTTTGAGGAATACTCCTGGTGAAACGAATCTAAACTTTCTAGATGCCATGTTAATATCTCCTTTGCGGATCAAGATAAATGTTATTTTACTTAATAAATAGTTTTTCCTTTGCGCAAAGGAAATAAGAAAAAGAAAAGCCCGCCAAAAAGGCGGGCTTAGGTGGGAATTATGGTGGGATCAATTATTTTTTGATGTACTTGATTTGTACTACGTCATCATTGTCAATTGGCTCTGCGAAGATAACTTTAGTAGCTGTGTCCATAGCATTTCCAAGACCAAATTCACTTGATCCGTCGGAAAGCTTATAGTCAAAAGCAGAAACAGGAGTATATACACCTGAAGAAGAGCCACTGATGTCGACAGCTCCAGAAACAACCTGAAGCATACCATTGAGGTAAACCTGCAATGATGATGATAATGGTGTTGCACTTAAAGATGCTGTTATCATATCGTATGACAATCCAGCGTTCATGTGTGATGCTGAAGAGAAAATGTCGTTGACATAATCAATTCTGATTGCAGCGGTTGAGTCGTTAACCTGCAAGCCATCACCAGCGCCCAAAAGGTCTGCAACGTTTTGCATTGTAGCCTTCTTAGTGTTGTTGCTGTCTGATGCATCACCAAAAATGACACCGTCGCCAGAAGCAAGAGCCGTATCGGATCCTGCAGAAGCGTCAAGCAAGTTGAGTTCTGCAGCAGTCGCGTCAACCGCTGCCAACTTAGTAAAGTCAGCTTGGACGAGACCGGATACACCATCAAGCAAGTTGAGTTCTGCAGCAGTAGAAGTTACTGCTGTAGAGCCAAGCTTAAGTTTACCTTCGCTAACAACAAGATCAAGGTCTGAAGCAACGGTGATGTCAGAACCATTGGTAAGAGTCAGCATGTCTGAGTCGCTGTCTGTACCGATTGTCGATCCATCATCAACAGTAAGACTCTTGAGAGCAGTGTCACCGTCTGCATCAACAGCGAAGCCAGTCATCGTGATTGTACCCATGGTAAGATCACCTGAACCGTCAACACTAGTTGCGCCAGCAATTGAACCAGC